AGCCAGTTGCACCTGTAACGCCAGTTGGACCAGGCACTGTTGATGCAGGACCTTCTGGGCCTGTGGCACCAATAGGTCCAGTCGGACCTGTTTCGCCCGTTGGCCCGATAGCGCCTGTGGCACCAACTGGTCCGGTAGGACCTGTTGCGCCTGTTAGGCCGACATTGATTAGCAATAATGCAAGAGATTGGAAGTTACTGAAGTTAGTTGTGCCAGTGCCACCTGAAGAATCTAAAGTAACTGGAACGGTGCTATAACCGCCAAGGATAGTTGCTGCGGCAGTAACTTTGAACTTCTGAAAATTAGTGTGAACATCTCTGTCTTGAATAATTATGAAATCGTCTATTTTTAATAACGCAATAAATACATCAATGTCATTACCATCAACATCTAAGTGGTCAATCAATAATGTTGTAGCGTTAATTTGTGTTGCATTGTTCCAACGAATATCGCCAGCGCCAGGATCACCTGAAGTTGATGATGTATCTGCACTGTAATCAAATAAACTTGTAGAACCGCCATTTGCACCAGCAGAACCAGTTGCACCTGTTGCTCCAGTTGGACCTGTAACACCAGTAGCACCAATTGGACCTGTTGCACCAGTTGCACCAATAGGGCCAGTGGCTCCTGTCGGTCCTGGAACTGTTGAATCAGCACCAGTTGCACCTGTGGGTCCTGTTGAACCTATCGATCCTGTTGGGCCTGTATCACCTGTTGGGCCGACAACGCCTGTGGCGCCCGTTGCTCCAACTGGGCCAGTAACACCTATTGGGCCTGTGGCACCTGTCGGACCTACTACACCAGTTGCACCAATATCACCTTGAGGACCTGTTGCACCTGCATCTCCTTGAGGACCAGTTGCACCTGTCGGTCCTTCAACACCTTGAATTCCTTGAATTCCTTGAATGCCTTGTGGGCCTGTTGAACCTGTTGCACCAATAGGACCTGTTGCACCAGTTGCACCAACTGGACCTGTAACACCAATTGGTCCTGTTGAACCAGTGGCACCTGTTGCTCCAACTGGACCTGTAACACCGATAGGACCTGTGGAACCTGTTGGGCCTGTTAAACCTTGAATACCTGTAGCACCTGTTGCTCCAACTGGACCTGTAACACCGATAGGTCCTGTCGCACCAGCAGGACCTGTGGCACCTGTTGGACCGACGGGGCCAGCAACACCGACATCGCTTACAACGACGGTATTTGTATTCTCGTTAACGACAACTGTATTAGACACGTGTTACCTCGCCTGCAACTGTGATTTGGCCTTGAAGGATTCTTGTGACAACCCCGCCTGAAGCAATCTCTAAATCGTAAACATAATAGCCAGCATCTAAAGCTGATGTTTGTGCAGCAGTTGCACTTAAGACTAATTTACCTTGAGCGCCTGTAATAACAATACCGCCATTGCTAGTGTCAAGGGTAAGTTCGGCAGTATCAGAATTGTAATTTTGACGCAGTTGCATCGCTGCTGTGTAGGCAGTCAAATTGATTACAACGCCAGCAGAGTCTTTGTAAATCACATTAAGATTCCAATTAGAACCTTGATCAATTGTGAAGTTGTATAAACCAGCAGTCATTACTTCTCCGTTGCCCAGACTAGGAATCCGCCAAGAGCAATTAACGCTAATGGCAAGAAAATCATTGCAACCCCGACGGTAAAGAGCGCAACGCCAAGAACTTCAGCGGCGATTGCCCAATCTATTTTCTTCATTGTTACTCCTTACAGGTTTAGTGAAAAGAATTTTGGAACTGGCGCCTTTGCTTCAGGGGCGCTAGTAGCGCGGTCATAGCCAAAGATGCTGGCAACGGCTGCGTCAATCTTGCGCTTGCTATTTGATTTGCTAACCATTACACCGCGACTTGATTGCTTAGTGACGCAGTTGTTGATATGGCGGGCAAGGCGTTCATCGCCATCGTGCGTAAATGATTCATTGACAACTGCTTCATAAAACTTCTGTGTTGCTGGAACCATACGCTCGGCAGAGTTGGGATATGAAACTACCGGCAATCCTTGTTCGTCGAGGACCATAAAGGTTCGCTGCCAACGGGCAGGGTCGAAAACAATTTCACGCACACTAAACCTGCTATCACGTGCAGTGTTGATAATTGTTTGCTCGACTTCGGCAACTGGCACGTGCCAAGTGTTGTCTGCATCAACTGGCCTTTCCCATAATCCGACAACCATCAAATGCGGTTTGTCGCCGCCAAGTAGCCAAGCAACTAAAGCTGTTGAGTCATTAGAGAAGGCGCCATCGAATGCAAGGATTACATCCTCACCTGGCTCTGGCTCGCGGGTCTTATCTTCTAAGGCTTCCCAAGTGCCGGCGGGGAGCCAGGCGGTTTGAGTAGATGTCCAGATGTTCAATCGTTTAGTTTTGAATTCTGCTTCTGGAGTTCTCAATACCGCACTGGCAAAGTCATCGGCGGCGCAAATGTCGCCGTATCCTGGGTTAGCAATTTTCCACGATTTCTCAGTTCGATAATCAATTGATTCATCGCCTTCATACCAAGCAAAGAAGAACGAAGGGTCTTTAACTTCGCCACTTACAATTCGTTTGCCATAATTGTAAAGGTCATAACATAAAGAATCTTTGCCTGATGATTCTGTCTTAACACCTGCTGTGGTAATTGCTACCAGCATTGGGTTCTGTCTTGCGCCCATTGCCAGTGACATTACATCAAAGAGTTCGCGATTAGGTTGTGCGTGTAGCTCATCAAAGGCTACAAAGGTTGGCGATAGACCTTCTTTGGTAAATGCCTCTGCCGATAGCGCCCGATAAGTTGTGCCATTCTTTGGGTTGTAAATCGCATCGCGGTAAACATCCAAGAACTGTAATTCGCTCTCTAGGCGAATCATCTCTTTGGCAGTGCCAAATACAATCTTGGCCTGATCGCGGTCAGCAGCGCAAGAGTAAATCTCACCGCCACTAGGACCTAGAACTAGATGCTCAAGGGCTAGGGATGAAAGCCAAGCCGACTTGCCTTGCTTACGCGGTAGGCCGATAAGAGCAATCTTGTGTTTAAGTATTCCTTTTGCATTTACAGCAAAGAGGTTGCGTGTAAGTTCCTTCTGCCAATCACGAAAGATTAAAGGCTGGCCTGCATTACCTGCTACTGAGTCTTTTGTAATCTTACAAAGTGTTTCAGCAAAATCAATAATTTGATTACCGCGTGACTTACTGTAATCAGTAGGCGACACCTTAGATAGATACCTTGGTGGCCATCCCCCAATGGCTTTCACTAGCTCACCGTTGATTTCGTCTGGCTATAAGTTGGTCAAGAGCTGAAGCCTTTTGCACTTCGGCTACCCCTAACCTAGAACGTGATGTCGGATCAAAACCAAGAGCTGCCAAAGATTCGCGAAAGGCTTTGTTCACAGCAGTAAATGCGCGGGCATCGGCTGCCTCAAGTGTTGCCATAAATTTATTCTGCGCTGCCACATTTGCATCAGCTAATCGACACGCAGCTTCAACTGCTTGCATATCTGAATCAGGTGATAGCCAAGTAATTGCATAGGCCCAAGCGCGTTGCCATAACTTTGCGCCTTCTGCTTGCAGATACGCAGGAGTTGCTGGCACTTCGCGTGCCATCGCAAGCGGCGTCACGCTGGCCAACGCAGGCAAAGGGCGCTGGCCTGGGTTGCCAGTTGCTCTTTTAATTTCGTTTGGTTTCGGTGGTCTGCCCGCAGTCATTTTTTCCTTTTCAAATAAATAACAAAATAAAACTGAGTTTTCTAATTTCGCAGAGATGCACGAGGTGAGGGCGTCGGGGTATATACACGCTCAAGCCTATGAGGATTATAGGCGTACGGGGTAATGCCACGGGGGGGGGTATTGCTTAACTATCGCCTTTACTGCTATTGCATCGCCGGCAAAGTACTTGCAGGTTTGAAATCTCATAACGCAAGTCAGGATGTAAGTCAGACAAAGGAATTATGTGATCAACTGTTAAATCTTTTGTTGACTTGCATTGCTTGCAGAATGGATGAATGGCACGCAGTTGTTTAGATAACTTGCGCCATCTCTGGTCGTAACCTCTGTCGAGGCGCGACACTCTACCCCTCTCCCTTATCCGTTGACACGACTTGCAGCGTGATGCGCGAACAACTACACCGCAATCAACGCAAGGTCTAGGAAGCATCATCATCGTGCTTCACTAAGTATTCAATTGCCATTGCAAGATGTGCTTGATTATCCTTAAAGAAACCTAA